GTTTGTCGCTTAGTAGGAAAAAAGTCCTTTTCGGTGTTTTTTTGTGGTTCTTGCGTAATCGGTGGCGTGTCAGTCTGTGAACGCTTCAGGTTTTGTGCGGCGGCTCGCTTATTTTGTTGTGATGCACCTTTTCTGGAGTTACAAGCCTGATGTGCTGGCTGTAAGTTGTCAAGGCTGTTGTCACCACCGAACATTAGGCTGACTATGTGATCAGCAGTGTTGGCACCTGCCTTGCCGCATAGGGCACAGATGGTTGCTTTGCCATCGGACAGTATTTGTTTGCGGTTGGCTTTGTAGATGGGGTCGTTGTATGGGGATGTCATAAGCCTGATGTTACTAGCGCCCTTGCTTCGCTGCGGTTGCTTTCGGGCGTGTTCCAGTCTCGGGTGTTTGTGCCCCCCACATTTCACAGCAGTGTGCTGTTGGCTGCCGGACTGTTTAGGGTGGAACACCAATCGCCTTTTGTGTCGTTAGGGAACGCTGCACAGTGACTGATACCAGCATCACTTCACTTGAGTCATCACATGAGGCTGGGCGCACTGCTCGACCCTACTTCCGTAGTGTGCATACCAACAGAGTGCAATCCCCTATGTGGCCCTTGGTCGTATTCAGTTGTAAGGGTTTGTTACTTGCGTAAGCCTTGGATGATGGCAATGCCAATGGAGATTAGTAGGGCGTACCATGCCAGTATCAGCATTGGGAGAGCCTTTGGGCTATGAAGTCTAAGTCTGATGGTCTCCAAAGGTAGCACTCAGCGTGAGGGTGAAGTGTTCTTAACCAATGCAGTTGAGCCTCTGATGCTTTGCCTTTCTCGGTTTTAAGTTCAGCGAAGATAAGGCCACGCTCGATGTGTGCCATGCAGATGTCTGGATAGCCAACTGAACCTGTTGTGATGTATCGCCCGGTGCGAGTCATACTTGGCTGACTGTGGTGCAGTGACCAGCCATGAAGGTAAGCGAGAGCCTTTACCTGTTGCAGGAATGATGCTTCGCTTATGTCAATCATCGTTTGTCTTTACCAAGCATGAAACCGCACATGAATACGGCACTAAGCATGATGATGAGACTGAAAAGGTCTAACACTTAAAACGGTTCCTCTGGTGAGTCGTAGGTTGGCGCTGGCTGTTCACCATTCTTGAGACTGTCAATGTATGCACTGGCCTCTCGTTTAGTCATGGCCTGAAGGTTTGCTGGTGGCAATTTAGAAATGGATTTACACAGCGCACGAATCATGTTTTGCTGTTTATCGCTGGCAAGATTGCTGAACTCAGTCACTGTTGTGTCGCCTTGCATACGCATGACCTTGCCCATTTCTTCACGGCTTGGCCGCTTCGTGAAGTCGCTGCCTGATAGTCCGGCATTAGCCAGTGCACGACCAACAGCACCTGTTTCACAATTCTCTAGGTGACTGGTTTTGTTTACATTGCCTTGGCCACGGATTTCTTCTGCCCAGCCAGTAGCAATGATTTCACCATCAAGCCACAGTTCTGCTTTAAATACGGCAATGTCACTGAGGTAGTGCACAAGGTCAGTGATGACACGGGCATCAGGGTGAGCCTTTAGGAAACGGTCTAAGCGGCTCGCCACGGGCTCATAATCGGAAAGGTCAAAGGCCACGGCTGTACTCATTTGTTATGCGGTTTAACTCTGCTTCGATGCGTTGCAAAGCGTCTTTCAAGAGTTTGATTTCTTGTTCTTTGGCATAGATCATGTCTGCCACATCATCGTTGTGGGTGTACTCACTCATCGTCAGCCAACTTGACGCTCGAAAGGTATGACAACCCTTTGGATGGGCCACTGGTGTTAAATGATGGATGCCACGAGTCTCTGATGGTTTCAGCGATGTTGGGCAAAGCATGAAGAGCGCCCACAGCCTCTAGCACAAGGCTTGATTCTTTGAAGCGAAGTTCAAGCGCCAGATTGTGGCTTAGGTTGGTTAGTTTGGCGATAAGTTCGCCGGTTGATGTTTCCATTGGTTTTCCTTTGTTATTTTCCTGATGTTGCTCGCCAGTGACCAAGGCCGCCGTTCTTGTAAAGGTAGCCAGCCACCTTCACATTGCACTGAGCGTTTAACAGTGCCTTGATCACATCCTGTTTCTTACAGACAGCCCGTGTCACAGTAGCCCAACTTCCCTGCACCTGAAGCAGACCCACATCTGGGCGGCCTGTGGATTTGCGAACTGGTGACAATGCCCGTTCGGTGCAACGGCTTTCTCGGTAAGCAATTTTGCTCATTACAGGGACAACCTTGGCAGGGAAATGCCGGGCTAGTAACGGTTCCCATTTAGGGCATGAGTTGGCAGCCGCACTTGCATGGGCTGGAATGGATAAGGCAGCGAATAGGGCTAGTGCCATGATGCGTTTCAGGTCTCTTCTACTTCTGTTGGCGGCAACCAATCTGAGAACGGCCACACTCGATGTGACACTGTGGTTCTTAGATGTTCGCCTGTTTCCAAGTCCGTAAAGACTTGAACGAGTATTAACTTGTCCTGAGAGACTAACTGACGATAGCCATAAGTCTTGATCATGGTCGGTTGGCCATCATTTTGAGCCATAGCCAGCATGACACCCAACCCATGATAAAAGCGTAAATAAACTGTGTGTCAGTCATCAGAGGCCCTGCCAGATGCGAATTGGTCGGCGATGGCACTCTGGTCGCAAAGACTTGGAATAGCGCTCTGTAGGCACGCACAGACGGCTTGCAGCGGCTTTACGCATCACAGCGCCCATGGCTCGTGGCTCGTGGGTTGTGAGTGTTGGGTGTAGGTCGTTCATCCATTCCCATACATGATCAGTGGTGAAGTCCATCCTGTTCATGGATAGCAGGATGACTACTTTGTAGGCTTCTTTGGCCCAGAGTTGGTCAGCGTTTAAGCCGACTCGCTCGATGGCTTCTTCAGCAAGTGCGATGGCTAGAGGCTCATCGAATAGTGACGGTTGGTCTGTCATGGTGTTTCCTTTGGTTAGAGCCCTTTGAGTGGCTAGATGTCACTATACACACTTTGAGAAGTCGGTGGGGGATTTCGCCAATGGAAACAAACTACCGCCCCCCACCTAGCCCCAGCACCGCTCAAACAGTCGCTGGGAGTCCTTATCAGGCTGGTTTTAACCTTCTGAACTCAGCCTCAAAATGCTCGATATCTTGCTTTTCTAGTTCTAAATGTATCCACATCCCACCAGCGCCAGCGGATTCTTCTTTGGTCTTGTACTTGACGACACCTGCCAGCGACTCACCACGAGAACAGCGGTAGCCAGCACCATACTTCGTGCCGGGCATCTTATAGAAATGCACTTCCTGAACTTTCAAGGCCAATGAGTTTGTGACAAAGAATGTCCAGATGGCTTCTAAGACTTTAATGTCACTGTGGCCGATGTCCATGGCGTAACCCGTGCTATGCACACTCAAATTATTGGGCTTGTCCCTCATCGGTCTTAAAACATAGCAACCAAGATTAGTAGCGCCTTTATAACGCTTCTGGCACAATTCCATGCACTTGCTTGTAATCGGCTGTGTGGTCTTGCCATCCCATGCTGGGTAGTACCTGTACGGTCTGACAGCCATTATGAGTTTGATGGGGACAGCACTTTGACTGTCGCCGTTCCGGTAGCCGCTAAGGCGTAAAGGGTTTCTTGCTCGTCAAGGAATATCTGTTGAAAGCCCAATTTGGGGATATCGAGACCCTGAGCGCTGGAGACATTAGAGCCACCTAAGTGAATGTCTTGCGTGGTGCTTTGCACATAGATGGTTTGGCTGCCAAAACTGGTGCTGTGAATTAGCACTGGTGTTACTGCGCCGACTGTGTAAACGGTAGTTTTCATTGGGGGTCTTTCGGTTTATCTTTGAGGCCGTTGCCTGCCAGCAAGCCAATAAGGCCGCCAGACAATGTGAGCAACATACTGCTAAGCACTGAGATTTGGGCAGCATCGAGTTCGGCCATTTTCTCTGGCTGGGTCACAAATAAAAGTCCATAGAGGATTGTAAACACTGAACCCACAAATGACAGCGTTAGGCCTATGGCCACAATCATGACTATTCGGGCTTTGATTTCCTCGTTGCTGTGTCTGTTGTCTGGTTTCATCGGCATTTTGCTCCTGTTGCGTATCGGGGGGCTGTAGTTGTGTCGGTTGAGATTGTGTCAGGGACGCTCGAAAGGGCTTTGTTTTTGGTTGGTGGGCAGTTGAGGCGTTCACGGTCTGCACAAGCGGTAAGCGATGCACAAAACACCAATAAAATTAGGCTTTTTCGCATTATGCCGTTCCAATATCTTCAATAAAAAACTGCATTGGGTTGGTTGCGCTTCCGTAAACGATTGTGTTTGCGCTTGATTGAAAGGTTAATACCATTTGCTGGGCACCAGCAGTCAAAGTTCCAACCCAAATAACAGTCATTGAAAAGTCATCTGAGTTTCCAAAAGTGTTGTCGTACGCCCTTTGTAATTCCGTTCCTGCTGTGGTAGTTCCTTTGCGAATACGGGCTTGAAAGTTGCCTTGATTGCCTGCACCCGTTGTTTCTTGAAATGGCAAAAAGCCGACAACTCTGTAGTAACGGTTGGCGACGGCTGTAAATGATGGCAAGGTTACCATCACTGTTTCAGCAAAGAACGGCCCAACATTGGCGGTTGCTTGTGCAAAAGACATTACCCCACGAGGGAAGTTGTTTTGCTGTTGAGCAGTGAGAATAGCCCCACTGGAAAAGTCGGTGTTGGGTGTAATGGCCATGTTGTTTGTCTCCTTTTAGAAACTTAGAAGGTTTGATGTACTGAGCGTTCCGAAGATTGCATCGTTAAGTGTGAAATAAGAATTGGCATCTGTCGATTCAAAAGTGTACGAAATAATATGACTGCCAGGTGTGATGTTATGGCTGACGCCCGACACAATTAAGGTCTGAGATTCGGTAGATGGGGTGCCGGTTGTGAAATTCTTCACCACGGTAGCGATGCTGGTCAAATCAAGTGTTAGAGCGATGTTTTGATTATCCGTTGAAAGGGCTGCCATCTGGGTTGAAACATTAGTAAACCTCAGCACAGGATTCTTATATTTACCTAGCAAGTAATTGCCTAAGCCAGCAACTTCAGTCACGGTGCTGTTTAAAAGGTTGGTTAGGTTGAGGCTTTGTGACTGATACTGAGCAATGCTGGTGGCATCACTGGTTATTTGCTGTGCACCGGCAGGACTCTGGGTGACTATGTAGTTATAAAGTAATTCGTCGCCGTAGGAATTGACCAAAGTTTGGTATGGGATTGACCCTGTGTAACTAAATGTGGCCCCAGAGACAGGGTTCAAAACACTAGACCTTCCCTTAAAGGTTAGGGTTCCGTCAGCCGCTATAAATAAATAGCCTTGCTCGCTGGTGTTTACAAGTTGCAGGTAAGTCAGCAGGTTCGTGCCATCGGTGATGTTGAAGCCGCTGGAAGTGGCTGACGCCCCCAAGGTGGATGAGCCAGTGCCAATGTTTCTAGCGCCTTGGTAGGAAACCTCTGTGTAGTCCAGCACTGTGTTAATACGAGCATTGGTGGTTTCCGCCGTGACAGTATGAGCCACAAGGGTTGTGTTAGCCAAAACAGTAAAAGCATCAGAACAGGCTGCATACATTCTGTCACCGTTGCTGGCAATGTCGTAATCAAGATTCCAATCTGTGATCAGACCTGTGTAGATAGGTATGCCATTAGCCAAGATTTGAATAGGGCACCTAGGCAATACATATGGGTAGTAAATACTTGAAGTGTTTAATGGGTCAAGGATGCGGCTTGAGTTATTGAAACTCACTGTGGCTGTGCCAGCGTTGAATTGGTCTAACTGGCGTGAACGCCCACGGGTAATGTTTACGGACTCCACAAGGCTTGTGAGGTCTGCATATGCCAATCCACCAAGAGTACCTGTATCTAGTAAGCCATAGACGGCATCATTAAGTTGAAACGGTTGGCCGAAACCTGTAGTGGTTTGGAACCCAACTAGAACTTGAATGGTTGGGGCTGGCATCAGAAACTGATACCGGTGGCTGGGGCGAAAACTGCGCCTGATTTTCTCTGCGATTTTAAGATTGCACTGATTATTTCCTGCCCAATCTGATCGGGGGTACTTACGATTCCTGCTTGCACTGTGATGTTCATGCCGCCACCCATTGAGCCAAGACGGTCAAGAGGAATAATGGCCTCTGGCCCAGCCTCGCCGGCGATAATCGAAGTAGCACGAGTTACCACGCCACCCTCAGCCATTAAGGTTCCCATGCCAAAGCCAACACCGGGCCCGCCAATGTTTGCAAATATGCCAGACAAATCAAGTCCTGAAAAATCAAAATTGCTTAGGTCAATTCCCTCACCAGCGATAACCCCGGCTCTATAAATATCTGTCTTTGAAAGATTTGGCTTTGAAAGTTCTACTTCAACTTTTGCAATGGTGTCTTTAATGCCATCGAGAAAACTGGTGGCTGCATCTACGCCTGCTTGGTAGTACTTGGCTGCTGATTTTTTAGCCATGTCTTTAGCAAGTTGTGTCATGCCATCAGTCAATTTGTTTGCTCGTAATATGCCGTCTGCTGAGCCAAGAATTTCCTCTGCAATAAGGGTTCCGCCATCTACGCCTGCTGCAAGAACCTGCTGCAAAGCCGCTTCGTTGAGATTGCCAGCCATAAGCCTGCTAACCAATTCACCGAACTTCTTAGCCTTATCTGCTTGCTTAGAAAGGTTGTCAAAGAAGGTCATTGGTTTTGCTTGTGCGGCTGCCACATCTAATGTTGCTGCTGCTAAATCTTTCTGAACCAATACAAGAGCGTCATAGTTGTCTTTATCTTGAAATGCGTTCCATTTGTTGTATGCCTCATTCACTTTGTCCTGAGCATCAGATTGTTTGTCTAACGCTTTCTGAAGGTCAGCAGCATTGCCCGATGCCTCAGATTGTGCGTTACCAAAATTGAAGGAACTAGTAACTGCAGCGCCTACGCTCTTGCCAAAATTATCAAAAGCGTCTTGTGCGTCTTTTAGTTTTTCTTGAGCATCTTCGAGCCTGACATTAAGTCTTGCTCGCAAAGCATCGGCAAGGTCTTGAATTTCCGCTTTAAGTTTGGCTGCAGCCTCTTTGGCTTTGGCTAACGCATCGGCTTTTTTCTTTGCAGCGGCTGTGGATTTGTCTGTGGATTTTGTGGTGTCATCAACTTTAGTTTGAAGCAACTTTTCAAAGCCAGCCAATTCCTGAATCTTGTTTGTAACTCGACTTGTGGCTCGTTCGTTTTGTTTTAAGGCTGAGGCTTGGTTTCCGACATATTCATTAACTTTGCCGACAACAATTCCTAGACCCTTCATTACTTGGGCAAAAGGCAGAACTATTGTGGCTAGTTTTATAAATCGGTCTAGCCATTTGCCGGTGGAATCCTTGGCCTTGTCAGTGTTTGAAGTCAAATAAATCAAAACATCGGCATAGTCGTTAAGCGTGTCTAGGGTCTCTTTTAACACGGGCAAGAAAAGAACGCCCATTTGTGTTTGTAGGTCTTTAAGTTTAGCGGTAAAAGTGCGCTGGGAGTTGGCTGCATCTTTAGCGGTTAAAGCAAAGTTGCCTTGTTGCAGCGCTGTTTTTTCAAGGATTACGGCTTGTGCGGCAAGGCTTTTGTTTTGAGGTGTCAATGCCTCTTTAGTGCTTTTTACCAATTCAAGATCTAAAGCCTTTTGGCGTAGAGTCGCATCATCAAGCAGAACGCCGTAGCGCCTAAGTGGTTCAGCCTCACCACGCAGACCAGCGCCCAAAGCCAATACGGCATCTTCTGGGCTCGTGTTATTGAATGACGCCAAATCGCTTGCCAGTTTGGTGAACTGAATAGACATGGCCGTTAAATCGTTGCCTGTTAATCCTGCTGCCTTACCGAGAACACCAAATGTACCGGCGGCTTTTAAGGCTTCTGTTTTGGATTGACCAAGTTTGCTGGCAGCCGTGTCGCTAAAAGCAATAATAGAATCGCTAGCATCACCAAAGATTTGCTGGGCTTTGCTGGTTTCCTCATTGAGATCGCTGGCCATCTTGGTGGCTTTGAAGGCAACGGCAGCCAAAGTTGTCAGGGCGGCAGTGGCTGGAACCATGCTTCGCTTCATGGCAAAGGCAACTTTGTCGCTGGTTTTTTCTAGTTGCTGAAATTGGCGCTGGGCAAGTTTTATTCCCTTGCTGTCAAATTCTGAAACTATGTTGAGAATTACACTCATTTCATCCTCATTGCACTGTTAGTCATTTTCATTACTTTGTTTACAAGTTCTTTAACATCTGCCTGAACTTTGGCGTCTGCTGCTTCGTAAGCCCTGTAAATAATACGAGATGGGGGCCCAAAGCGGTTGGTTAAGTTGTCGCCCATTGTGCCTTTAGCCATCATGTCCAATGCAGATGCTTGTGGCCCTAACCATTTAATGCCAAAGGTGCCTAGGTTCTGTGTGAAACCTAAGCCAGTGTCACGCACCTTCTTGCCACTGGTGAAGGCTTTGATGTTGCGGCGCACTAAGGCATCGTTCCAAGACATGATGTCAGCGCCTGATTTTCCCTTCCACGACCTTTTCATCCCGGACAGTGGGGCATTGTTTGGCAACATAGATTCGGCTTTGCCTACAACTGGTTGCACAATCTGTTTAAAGTCACGAGTAATTTGGCGGCGCAGTTTCTTGTCAATGGTGTTAATTTCCTTTAAAGCCTCTTTGAGACCTGAAAACTCCATCGTTACATCTACTGGCATTACTTTCGACTTTCGTTGATCATTTTGATGACTGTCGAGAGGTCGTCAGTTGTGAACTCTATCTCACTTGGCCAAAACCCTGTGGCTATTAGCACCGCCGCTAGGGAATGTCGGTAGGTGCCTCGGAGAAAGGGCGGTCAGTTTCCTCGCTTGCAATTTCAAGGCTGACCAATTTCTTAATGAAGTCATCAAAGACAATCGGAACCACAATGGAATGGGTTTGGCACGCCGCCCAGCACAAGAAGGCTAAGTCCTCAATGCCGATACCGTTAGCCATCTCTGATGCCTTGGTCTTGTACTTGCGTTCCCATTGGGTAACGCACCAGAGGTTGGTGGTTACTGTGAATGGGCCTTCGCCCATGTCAGCACGAAGTTCTAGTTTCATGTCGGGTTTCCTTTGTTTGGTTTGTTATGCGACAGCGGCAGCGTAAGTGCCGCCACGGAATGTAAGCGAGATGCTTGACAATTCTCCGAGAGTTGCGTCAATGACTGGCAACGCTTCAAGGTATGTGCCTGTCAATGTAAACGATGGGTTCGTTGCGCCGACCGCCGATGAAGTTGGTTTCATAACCACTGTGGTTGCTGTGCCCACCAAAGCGGCAAGAGTTGCGTAAGTCTCTGTAGCGGCATAAGACATGAAAAGTTCACAGACCAGTTCATGATCTCCAAGACCTGCTGTGTAAACACGAGAAGTACCACCAAAGGCAGTGCTTTCAAGAGCGTCAAACTTGACAGTGAGAGTTGCTGATGTGCACTGATCTGAGAGATCAACTGCATTGACAGTAAGTGATGGGTTTGAAAGGTAAGTGCTGGTAGCCATGTGAGTTACTCCTCTGGAGATGTTTCTACTGTTTTAGCAGATTTGGTAGGTGATTTGTCGGATTTGATAAAGCCACCCTCAATGAGGGCGTCAATGTTGGTTTCTTCAGATGGCTCGAACTTGTCGCCCGGTGTTCCGATTCTTGGGGAAATGATTGTGTACATTGTCTGCCTTACGCTGTCTGTGCTTGTATGGATACTACTAGGTCGTAGCAAGGATATTCTGCACCACCAATTAGATAGGCAGTGGGCTGGCCGCTCATTACGATCACATTGCTTGATATCACTTTGGCTGTGGTGTCAAGTAACTGACGCAAGACGGGCAAACCTGCAGGGCCAGAACCAAGAACTTTGATGGGAAAAGACACATTGAGAATGTTGCCGTTGCCAGCAAAAGTGGTAAATGACGGGGCATCTACAAAAACACAGTTAGGGACAATCTTGGTGGGGTCTGTTACAACCCTCAAACCAGAGACTGTGGCTATCTTGGCTGCAACATCGTCTAGGACTTCGTTCAGAAGGTCTGTGTAAGCCACTACGCCACCTGAGGGCGTGAAATGCCCAAGAGTTGCTTAATCATGGGAGTCATCGCTGAGACGCTTGCAGAGCCCATTCCATCGAAGGTAGCAAAAGTATCTTGCACAGAGCCACGGCTACGCCACAAGGCCGCTGCATACATTAGAACACCCAAGGTGCAATCTCCGCCGGGTGAGGTCGCTAAGGCATCGCCCGTGTACCCAGATTCTTGACGCCTACGCCAGCAGAACGCATTGGCCGCTGAAGTTGCCTGAGTGAGCAGTGTGTAATCATCGCTGGGGTTGTCAATAGTTATGCCCAAGTAAGTCATCACTTGTGCAGCCGTCACCCATGTGCAGGTCTGGGTGTATGTCAGGGTTCCGGGGGGCTGAACCGCAACACGGTCTAGATCAGTGTCAGCGTCATAATACATAACCTGATTTGGTAATGGGAAAGACGCATCAAAGATGAGGTTGCCGTCAGAGTCTGTACCCATAAATAGGTACTGAGGCTGGGCGTAAACAGTGAAGGTTCCGTTTAGCCCAGACCCAAGACCTGAGACAGTGATTGACTCACCGACTGCAACATCGTTGTCTGTGAGAGTTTGAACCACTGCATAGTTGTCTATGCGTTGGTTAAAAATAATCTCGTATGTAGCCATCGGCGGTAGCCGCCTTTCGGACTAAGCCTGAGTGATTTTGCGAATCATTCCCGGAATGGCGGCAAAACTTGAAACATACCCGTGGAAACTCATTGTCCTGCCCAAAACTGATGGGTTTTCAAAACTCATGAGAGATTGAGGTGCCTCATAATACTCAAAAGCATCGCCTTGGCCTTGGCCTACTCGTGTAACAATCATTGTCTTTGCAGCAAAGTTGCTGTCTACGACAAGTTGCAAACCGAGTGGGTTTCCGTTCCATGATGTTGCTGACTGTGAACCAGCAGCGTTGTAACCGCTTAGACCATTCGCAATGAGAGGAAAAATTGCTCTGCCCGTTGTATCCACGAGTTGGCCCAATTGCGCCCAGACATCGACTGACACGAACATATGGGTTGGTAGCCAGTTGCGGTTGGTTGAAATGTCGCTTGCGGCATCAAAGATTGACTTGTAAAGGTCAGTAACTGACAAGTCCCAAACACCAGATGCTGATGCGGCTGTAAGCAAGTTATCGGCCGCAAAGTTGTCAGAAGCAATCATGTATTCACCCATAAGGTCATTCAGGATTAACTGCATTGCTGCAGGGCTCGTGAACGAAATATCTTGTGCGCTCAATGTGACCTGACCAGCAAGTGTGGTTTTAGTTACTGAGTTTGCTGCAATAACCATGGTCGTTGCAGATACTGCTGATAGTTCTGTTGATTGAGTCGCAACTGAAGTATGAGTTGTAATCGTTGGGCGCACAAATGTCTTTTGCTGTCCAGCGTCTGGATATGCACGAACTCCCAATGCTTCTACAACAGGGCGGAGAAAATTGAGGTCTTGCACGAGTAAGCCCAAAACGGGGACTGGCAAGAGACCTGGCGTATCGGTTGTGATCACATCACCGGCGGCTGCCTGAATGTTTGTGCGCTTTGATGCTGTGTAATCAGCAACTGCTTTGTTCATGTTTGCAAAAGTCTGGCCGCCAGCGTGAAGTGCTGCCATGAACTCACCTGCTGAAGGCAGTGTGAACTCTCGTGCTGCTTGTGCATACAAAGGTGATGTTGGAATTGACTCAGGTGCTGAGGCTTCGATGATTGGTTCTGACACTGGATTCTCCTGTGGTTCGGTTTCTTCAGACTCATCGGGTGCCTGTTCTTCTGGAATGGTAACAGATTCATTTGACGCAAACACGGATTCTACGAGTGCGCCCGAAAATGCTGGGATAGGCACGAGCGAGAGTTCTAACCAGTCGGCTGCCGTAACGATCATGGTGCCGTTCTTGTCGTTGTAACTTTCGAGCACATTGACGCCTACTGACACGGAATCGAGCACTCCGGCTGAAGCCATAGTCAGGGCATCTGTGCCGGCTTGGGTGTCCACAATGGATGCTACGAAGGTCATGCCGTCTTTGGTTTCTTTTCGAGAAGTGACTAATCCGACTGGCATTGAACTGTTGTGGTACATAAACATTTTGGGTGCTTTGCCATCTACTGGCAGAGAGCCAGCAGCGAACTGCACCTTGGTGCCGTCAGACACTGTGGCTGGGACATTGTAAGGCACTGCAATACCTGAGATTTGACGGGTTGGCGCATCGCCAGCCGCTGCTTCTAGGTCAATGGCAAAGCCTGCTGAGAGGTTGAGTTTCATTCTGCTAATTCTTCCTGTGTGTTTTCTTCTGGTTGGTTCTCATCCATTGAATCGGCCATTTGGTTTTCTATCAAGAAATCATCGGTGTCAAATTTGACATAAGTGCCTCTTGGAAGAACATTGTTCATGCTCAATGTGGATGCGATGCACTGAGCGTATGGTTGTACGCCGAAGATATATAGGTCGGCACGAGCCTGTTCAGAGGACTGATAACTGTAAGCACCAGTAGAAACGCCCACTAAATAGGGGGGAACTGAGCAAAGGCGAGCCGCTTCTAATGCTGAATAGTTTGCTGATTCGATGAGCAGCATCTTGTCTGGAGATGCCGTTGTCGCTTCGTAACTTAGGAACTCATTAAGTGCAGCAGTTTGGTTGGTTGCTCGTGCCGTGTTGAATTGTGCAGCCAGATCAGCAAGTTCTTGCCCTGACAACGGTTCGCCACCTGTTTGCTTCAAAATTCCAGCAGGGATAGCAGATGAGGCATTGCGTTTACGAGCCTCACCGATTGCCAGCGCTGTTGAAATGGTTTGTTGTCCGTTGTAAACAATGCCTTCAATAGGGCAAAGGAACTGCACAACATCATCAGTTTTGAGGAAGTTGCCAGCAAACATAACTTCTTTAGAAGGGCCGAAAGGGATGTTGCCCGGAACATCTGGCGTAGTTACTGAGCCAGCAGGAATACGAGTAAATGCTGAAGGAAAACCATCTTGGGTTCTGGCTGTGATGTACCAGTACGCTTTTCCATAGTGCAAAAGGTCATCAAATGTCCATGCCATAAGAAATGGATAGGTAACTGTTGGGTCTGGTTGGCGTAGCCATGATCGAGGTGCCAATGGTATTTCTTCCATTTCGCCTTCCTCTTCGTTCCAGCGTTCGCCATACATTTTGAGTGGCATGGATGCAAGAACTGAAGCGCTCAGATCACGAGCCCTAGAAATGGTGGCTACTTGCATAGCGGCTGCTCTGGCTTCGCCCTGCTGATAGGCCCAGAAGTCACCGATCATGTTGGCACCGCCATACCCGACAGCAGCCTGAACATCAGGCATAGGACTGATAGCGGCTTTGGTAACTTTTTTATCGAACAGAGCCATGATGGAAGTATGCCACTTTCAGATTGAGAATTGTGGTATTGCCCTGCTCATCCCGACAACGCCCAGAGCAACACCGCCGATAGTTTAGCCACCCACGATGACCATCATGGGCTTTGTCTTTTGTTTTGGTTTAGAAACTTGTGCCACAGCCCAGATCATTACTCTGCATAGTTCTATAGGGCCCGGAGATCGTTGGCTGCTGACCACAGCCCCGGAAGGGGTTTTGACAAGTACGGCCCTGCCGCAATGATCAGCCAAAAGGCTTTCGCCGTGGTGTTTTACATTGCCTTCATGAATCATTGAGCGCACCAAAGTTGTGTATTTAGTTAGTTCTGCATAGCCAGTAATGGTGGTGCGCCTACGCAATGACAAAGGCACATGGATATCAAGCGTGGGTGTGATCAGTAACTGCACTTCTGGGTGTTCCATAACACGAGCAATGGCGGCCCACATATCGGCTTCGGTCTCTGTCACAAACTCTGTTTGCACAATAACTTTGCCATCTACTTCGGCAGCCCTGACACCCACATATCGAGCGTCATCCACAGAACTATCCACAGATAAGAAACCACCATCAGGCATAGGAATATCGGTTTGGTTCTTTTCCCAGACCCCAAGATCAAGCCATGCACCTCTGGCAGTTATCCACTGGTTTAGGTGGGCTCGCATAAAACTGTCTTTTTTAGATACTGCTCGAAGGGCCTCAATCGTAATAGTGGTACCCAAAGAAGGGTTTGCCCAGCAATAATTCTTTTCATCCAATGGCGACAAATGCCCCGGCATTGACCACTCAGCAAAGTAAAACAAACTAGGAAGGCCCTTATCTATGTCAGCCATGGCCTGTTGCCGTAACTTAATCATCGTTTCACTGTTTTGGTCTCCTGCTGTACTCCACATAGAAAGCAGTGGAGACTTTCGAGCAATCTGTGAAGGCCGCAGGGCTGAATCGACAACTTCCGCATCAATGTCAAATAATTCGTCGCACACGATTAAATCATGAGAACCGCCGTGAAGGCTTTTAGTGGCAGCCCTAATTTCCCAGCGAGAACCATCCGGCATCTCAACACTTTTACGGCCAATGGCAGCAAGTTTCTTTCCCCCAAAAGATTCACAAAGAATATTTGCCAATAACGGAAATATCGCCTCTGCACGATCAAGTTTGTTAGCAACAGACATCACAGACTGTGGCCCTTTACGAATAACAGCACCTTCAGTCATCCACCACCCAATAAGCGCCTGCAAAGCAACTGACTTTCCATTCTGACGAGCAGTACTCACAAGAGACTCACGGAACTGCAAAACCCCATCCCCATCATGAGCCAACTGCCCAGACAACGCATGAACCTGCCACGGCATCAAAGTCATACCCATATGGCGCTCAGCCCATCGAGCAACCAAAGGCCCATACGACTCGGCCCCAACACCAACCGATTCCAATCTGGGCTGTTCCCTGCCAATCCGCCAATCATGATCATGGTTCTCGCCAGTTACCGCCAGTTCTGGCTGATTCTCCAAAAATACGGTGGAAAT